GGCAGGGAGATTAGTCCCGGGGGAGGAACTTGAGAAGCTCTAAGTTCCCGGCGACGGCTTGCCAAGCCGCGCCTCGATCCTCGCCGAACTGAGGACCGGCAAGCAGAGGTACCACATCCCATGAGGACGTGGTTCTCCACTTGACTTGCCACCTCACGTCATCGTCACCCCTGGTTCTCAATCCAATAACCGGATCCGGTCGACTACGCGGTTGATTTCGCTTAGTAGGCCAGATCCAGCGATCGGGATCAAGGTCGCCTGGAGCTTTACGATCAATGACATAAGGAGGTGTAGCAACGAATCCGCCAAGAGCAGTAACCATCCAGCCAGCTTGATTGCCAGCAAGATGGTAACAGTCTTCAACACGTTCTTTAGTGTTGGTAGTCTTCTCACGCCTCCCGGCGATAGAAGATACGACTGCGCGTCTGGTTCTGGTGACCGTCGCTTGGTAAGCGAGGCACTGCCAGTCCCTGACTCTCTGCTCCGTTTGTCGTCCCGGTCTAACTGACTTGGTATATCGGTCATCGTGGGGCACCTTTATCCCTGCACTGTCTGCTTCTTCGAAAGGAATGGGTTGAAACTTGACCCATCCCAGAAGCAGAGCGAGTGTATGAGACAGGTTTACCCCATGCATCGCCGACCACCTAGACAAACGGTTAATTGCGGAATAAACTTCAGGAGTGGTTTCGAGCGATCTGATGTAAACGCCGCGGACGTTGTAACCCGCGACGTAGTCTGATCCACACGACTCCCTAAAGCCCCCCGTGTTAAACGACTTGTGATCGTTCACCACATGGCCCAGCTTACGCAGTTGACGACACACATAGTCGTACGCCTCGCGGCGCACGATAATGTCATCGCCGAATACTGCCCAGCTGTGCCCTGCGACGTCACCGTCGAGCCTCGTTACTCGGAGACCCATCAGCTTATAACACGTGATGACTACGCCGGCGAACAGTGCAGTTTGAAGGGGAAAAGTAAAGCCATTCCCCATAGAACTACACATATGCATGACAACCTCCTCACCGCTTGGCAAGCGGCAATTTGGCGACCTGAACTGAGCTACCCACTTTGTGAACATGGGCGGCATAGTCTTACAGATCATTGCCATACTGTTCCTGTCTGACGCGCTCTTCAGATCCACCGTGCCGTAGAGGCCGGTTTCTGACCCGAGTCGAGCTAAGACACGATTGTGGTTGGGCTGTCGGGAGAGATCCAAGCCGATTTTACGCTTGAGCCGCTCCTCTACCCACGTGCCTAAAGCCTTCTGCAAAAGCATGTTCACAGAAGGCTCCGTCGCGCAACTACGCCGGATCTCCCGGTTCTTCGCTACACTAAACCAGGCATTGCCTTCCACTACGTGGGACCCGTACGCTCGGTGCCGGTAATTCTCGGCTTCGGCCCAAGGTGAGTCCACAATAGCTGCCCAATACAAACTAAAAAGGTGTTTTGACGTCGCCGAGGCCTTTGACGCGAACATCTTCGTGAAGAAGTTGTCCGAGTTAGTCAACCTTGCGGCCCCCGGTCCTGGCATTGCGAGCTCCATTATTGATCGGAGATCGAACGCAGAATCGGGTTCATGTTGTGGATCCAGCAAGTCATGAAGCCAGCTTTGCAGCTCGCCCATGAAAATACCGTCCATTACATGATCTGGTTCCCAGGTCCAGCCTTTGCACGCAGTATTCGACTCAAGAAACAAGTCAAGCGCGCGTTTCTCCTGGGTCTGCAGCATCGATTCATCCCAGACTTCCCGCTTTTTAAGCAAGGAGGCCCGAAGACAAACTTTTGCCACAGTTACCGGACTTAAGTCGCCTGTAATAGGCAAGTCCGGACTGACGTCGATATCGAGCGACAACGCCTTCTCGAGCGCTTCGTAACGAGACATTCGATTTCCTTCACGTGGTTGTATTTCAACGTGGTTCCCCTCTCACTCAACTTGCCTGCCCCGTTTGAAGGAGGCAGCGCATGCACCGTCGGCAAACAGTAGAACTAAGAAATGCCGGTGGAGACCGAGTTATAATGGTCATTTGCATGCTGGTTGAGCAGGCCGCCGAGGCACGAAAGAGCTGCCTTCAGCTGACCCGTATCCGCCAGTTCACTACCCGCGGGAATGTCGAATTCCACGCGGATGATGCCTGTACGGTACGCTTGACCTGCGAGAGGAAGCAGTCCACAGCGCATGATCAGTCTGTACTTATTGTTCGGCACAGACCTCAAAACGCCGTCGACTACCGGCCCCAACTGCTTGGGGGCCGCGTCACGGTACCACGTCGCCGTGAAGGGCGAACTAATCGAATGAACCCGCGCCCCAGGTTGCGTCCCACCAAGGGTGGTGACAGCAAACTGTTTACCCGTCGCAACCGGCGCAATGTCGGTCGAAAACGTGTAAGACGGAGTTGTAAGACCAGTCACAGCAGAGCCAGTGACCGTAGACGGATTGAAAGCCATCCGGTTTTCCTTCGGAGTGATAGGATTGTTCAGATCCTCAGTTGATCGATGGCGCTACGAACTCTCCTGACCTTCGCTCTAAAGACGGACATGATATTAGCCGCCTGTAAAGGGTTGATTTCAGAGAGCCGCCTGAACTGCGGAACCACCGTCGGGATAATATCCCCCGTCGGCATATTACTGGTCCGTGTCGCCGTTGTCCGAACCACCTTGCTTTTTCCTGGGGTGGCAATCCCGTAGAGCCAGTCTGGCCCTAGGGCCGCTGCAATGACTTCCAAAGCGGGTGTCCAAACCCGCTCGTAGGTCGTTTGCCGCGATGTACTCTTGACAGTCCATTTGACGGAATCGAGGCATGTGGCGTTAGCCGTAAGCGCCGCTCCCATCGTGTTGAAGTAGTCGAAGAGCCAACTGTACGGAATCAACTCGTAGATCGTCGGCGCAAAGTTCTCCGGTCTAAAACCCGAGAGTTCCCTAAGCCGATTCAAATCGAGCCCATCCGTCACCACCTGCAAGGTCAAACCACAGCGATAAACCACCGTGTCAGTCGTCTCACTCGTGCCCTGGGTATAGTACTTATACTGCCCTTGGGTTTGAAGTGACGACGCCTCGTTCGACCTCTGAGCGTACCTAGCGAATCCCTTAACCGCGCTACGTCGACGCGATCCTTCGATCCACCGCGATAAAGCCTCTGCACCACTCCTAACGTCGGACAGTGTTGGAATAGTACCGAAGGTCGTCTCAGTCCACGCATCATTCAATGCGTCGGTTATCCTTGAGTCTTTCTGCCGCCGAGTAAAGCGCGACCAGTTCCGGACACGTCCGGCCTGGCGCACGCGTGCCTCGGCATTGGCAAGATACTCCGAGATGATCCGATTCATTGCCTGGTATGGACGACGCAATTGCTGTAGAGCCTGACCGCCTTCCCCGATGGTAACTTGAGCGTTGAAATGCTCATATTCCTCGCGGACAGCGGCCCGGATACGAACTCTTGCCAGGCGATCAACCCTGTCTTGTTCACTAACGGCGTGGATAATTGGGAAAGGAGGCAACGTCGACTGTTGGTCAACTTCGTAGCGGTAAAGCAAGTTTCCGCCGTAGTTGTACCTATTTCGAGTCATCCCCTTCATTTCCACATCACGGACAATGCGAGTAACTTCCCTGGTATAGGGCGTAGCCGCATTCAGTCCCATCAAGACCTGCTGACGCCACCCCGGGTTCTTAAACCCGTTGGCTTGATCAGTGACCCAGGCAGGCACCGTGGAATTCGACACAAAATCGGCCGGACCAACTCCCGAAGGGAGAAAGTAGACCTTATTGTAACGCCTTCCAAAGTACCAACGACTGAGATCTCGATTTAATGGGATCATAGTGAACTTTCCTTCCGCGGTATAGCACCGCGTCTGACGGGGTGAGGGACATTGTCCCTTATTCAAAACCTTTAGGCACCGAAACAAGACTTTTATGCACCGCCCGCATGGGGTAGGTGACACAAAGTCAAGTCCCGGTGGCTACTCCAGGGTATCGCAAGATCCCCTTCATGATGCTTGCGAGCATCATTACTCAATGGCCAAACCTGCCGCAGAGCGGTTGTAAGGTTGAACCAAAGAGAGGAGTCCTAAAGTGAAGCCTCG